GCCTGAGCATCGATAGGGAAGTTGCCACCACCTACGCAAACGGCTACCGCATTGTGCAGGGTAACTACGGTTCGTTCTGGCGCAATGATGGCACCACGATGTACCTGATGACCACCGCTTCTGGTGATCCGTACGGTACGTGGGGTCCTACCCGTCCATTCGCGGTGGATCTGAACAGCGGTAGCGTGTCCATGGGCAGTAACTTGGCTGTAACGGGCATGGCCGGCGCTCAGCGATTCTACGCCGGTTGGGATTCGGGTAATGCCGGTTCCATGTCGTGCAACAACTGGTTCCGCTCCACCGGCCAAACTGGTTGGTTCAGTAGTGACTACGGTGGCGGTATCTACATGACCGACACCACGTACGTGCAGGTCTATAATGGCAAAGCCATGAAGGCGGCATGGTTCGAGGTCAACGGTCCGGTCCACAACCCCCAGCAGTACGCATCGGCAGCCGCTTTCCGGGCCTACGGCAACTACGGTGGCGGTTACGGCCTGATCGACGGTGGCGCTCACATCTCCATGTACTCGGTGGGTGGTCACCTGAACTTCGGTTTCGGTACGGGGGCAGTTGCCGGTAAGGCCTCGATCCAGTCCGACGGTACGTTCTACGGTTACGACTTTGCGATCAACTCCGATCGCACGATGAAGAAGAACATCAAGCCGTTCCGCTACAATGGACGGTTGCGCCCGGTTCGTTTCCAGTGGCGTGCAGATGGTTCGCTCGACATCGGCTTCATCGCACAGGAAGTGCAAAAGCAATACCCCGAAGCAGTCAAGCTGGATGAGCAAACCGGTAAGCTGCGTCTGACGCAGTCCAAGTTGACCGCAGTGGTGGCCTATCAGGTCAACGCCGTGGAAGATGAGGTCATCCGGTTGAAGGCGCACGTCAAGCGTAAGGATCGTCAGTTGGCACAGGCGTTGAAGAGCATCAAAACTCTGCAGCGTCAGATGGCCAAGTTGATGAAGAAGTAAGTCAGTCCCGGGAGGGCAACCTCCCGGGCATTTACTGGGAACTTTTTATGCCTCTAGGTCCAACCCCCTCATTGCGCGAAGCGTTGGGAATGTTTGGCGGTACGAACCTGCGCGGTCTTACCCGTAATGGTGGTCGCGTCCCCAACAACTCAGCCAATCAAAACATCTCCACTGACGTCAACTCTCTGAGGCTTCGTCAATTCGGCGGTGCCGATGTCAATACGTCTTCCCCGCTCAGCGTCAGCGCACCGGACGTGTTCAATCAGGTCAATGCCGGTACTGCAGCCGGTTCGTCTGTGGCCAGTCCCTCGGGCGGTGCAGGCGGATATACTGTCACGTGGTCCGGTGGCTCAGGTGCTAACCTGCGTCAAAATGGTAACACCGCATCTTTCTCCGCCACCCGTTCTGTTTCCACCACAGCTACTGTCACCGTACGCGATGCGGCCGGTACGACCGTCAGCAAGAACATCATTGTGGAACTCACAGTGGGTCGTCCTCTCTAAGTAGTTCTTTCGGACATTGGAAGTCAGCAAGAATCGCAATAACCAACTTCCGTAGATCCGAACAATGGCAGTTAATTTCCCCGTACGCATGTCCCAGATCCGCAGCGTGTTTGGCGGAAATGGTCGTGCAAGTGAGTATTTGCGCAATGGTGCGCTGGTACCTACCAATTCCACCACCGGTAACATTTCCACTGAGCGAGCAGGATGGCGTTTCAGGCAGTTCAACGGTGCCGATAAAACTACAGCGCCGCCGGCTCCGACGTTCCAGTCGCTGTCTGCGTCTGATGAAATCTTCGTAAGTAATGGCGGTGGTTCAGCTTCGTGCAACATCACCATGCGTAACGACGGGGTCATGGCCGTGTACCAGGAAAACGGTGGCTCTTACGATGCCTATCGCTGGTTGCCTGATGGCCGATCCCCGGGCGAGTATCAATTTCGCATCAGTTACTACGACCAGAACAACTTCGGTCCTTGGCAATCGCTGGACCAGAGCGCTGGGATATGTAGCGCCAGTGCGTGGTCCGATGGTTTCTACAGTGGTAGCGATCAATTGACCACTTACGTACAGATCGGCGCTGGCGGTGTAGCACTCACCGGCATTCTCCCGTTCAACTGTTCAGCCAACGCCAACGGCCGCGGATGATCAATAATGTGAAGCCTTCTTTAACCTGAGGAACTCCCCGTGGCCGACGCAACTCCGACCAACGCACGTTTCATCGCTCTGGGCAACGGCCTGGTGGGTGAAATGCTGACCCACCAGATTCAGCTGTTCTATGATCCCACCACCGAAGAGGTGCGTGCGATCTTCAACGGCTACGTCTACCTGTTCACCGGCGATCAGTTCCGCCGCGTGGGCGATGAGAACGACATCCTGCATGTCGAACTCAAAGACCTGATGGGTCTGACCCCGGTCCCGCCCAACACCCTGAAAGATCCGGTGACCGGCGCTGACCTGTCCAAGATCTCCGTCGCTGGCGTGGTGATGATCATCAAGGCTGCCTACGACTACTTCTTCAACCAGCGCGCCCTGCAACGGCAGTCGGCCCTGGACCTGGAGAAGCTGGCGTTGGAACAACAGCGCGCCGCTGAAAATCCGGTGTTGCAGCTGGAGGCCCCGAGCGTGGCCGCCCTCCCCGCGCCGGATGCAGGCACTGCTGAAATCGAAGCGTAAAACAGATGGTCGGTGCGAGGCGGTAGGCAACTACCGCTTCGCATCGTCTATTTTATGGCATCTCTTACTAAGGTCACAGGTATGTCTCGACCGTTCTCGCTGGCACATCACCAGCCCCAGCAAACTCCGCTGTGTCAGTTGACCAAGCATGAGCAAGTCCGCGTGCAACGGGACCTGCTGCTGCGTACGGTCAGTGACATCCTGCAGCGCCACAGTAACCAGGTCAATTTCGGCGTTCATCCCAGCATTGACCCGGATCACATTCAAGACGTGGCGAACTACGCCCAGCGTCTTCGTGACGTCCCGCAGCAACCGTCTTTCCCCGATGTGGTCTGGCCGAAAGTGCCCAAGTGCATTCGTGCCCTCATCGTTTCGTAAACCACTAGACATTAGGTCCGACCATGGCAAGCATCACTCGCGTTTCCCAGATCACTCGTACCGTGTACGGTAGCCGGCTGCAGACCCTGCAGTACCTGGGTCTGCCCTACACCCATTGGGAGAACACCACTCTCAATGAGAAGTTCGGCATCCATGCTGGTGTCATCCCGGCCAACCAAGCCGTGCCGCGTGCGCGTTACTTCGCCATCGGCAACAAGGGCCATCGCAACCAAGCCGGTGTCGATGGTCAGCCCTACACCAGCCCCATCAAGCACTCCGCTACGGATGCGGCTCTGTACGGTCACCTGCCCTTCGTCCTGCGTCGGGCGACCGACGATCTGGACGCTACCCAGCGTGCCCGCTACGGCCTGCGTACCTTCGTCAGCGTCGGCGGCGTGCAGTACGTGGCGTACTACCTGCGTCGACTGGTCTTCACCGACGTCGTGCCGCAGGCACTGATCAACACCAAGAAGGATGGCGTCACCACCTCGGTGCCGTTCATTCCCGATGGTTCGAACCTGAACCCGTCTGCCCCGACCATTCCCAACACCGGTGTGGTCACCACTGACGGTACGACGGTGTCGGTCTCCACGGTGCTCAACATGAGCTTCACCGAGAACGACGTCGCCGAGTTCATGGAAGCTGTAAAAATTCTGTACGATAACCCATATTACGGCGTTATCTCCGAGATCGCCTTGGTAGCCGGCGTGGACCAGACGGTTCCGCTGCTGCAGCCCGGTGGTGGTTCGGCTGGTTCCTACAGCGAAGTGCTGGGCGCCACCGTCACCTCTTTCGTGTCGGACAACTTCCCGGTGGCCTTCGCCAACAAGGGCTTCGACTTCAATCTGGACATGGGCGCTTCCGAGCCCCTGTTCGTACTGGACAACGGCTAATTCTCATGCTCCCCAAACCACCTGGCGAAGAACCTCTTCGCATCGTCAGTCTCGATCCGGGTACCGATACCTTCGGTGCAGCCCAGATTGAGATTGATTTGAGTAATCGCCAGGTGTCATTGGCGGAGGCACATCTGTTCCGTGGCTCACAACTCCAGCGCGAGTTCGTCACGGCCAGCCGTTACCACGGAGACCTGTTTGCCCGTTTGTTGGGCCACGAGGAAAATCTGCTGGGGTTCCTCCATTACGCACAACCGCACGTGATTGTCACCGAGTCGCCGTACATGGGTCGCTTTGCGACTTCCTACGGTGCCTTGTCTAAACTGATGAATGCCATCCATCGCGCCTGCTGGCGCTACGATCAATTCGCTACCCTGCGCACTGTGGACCCGTCCACCGTGAAGAAGTACATGGGCGTGAAAGGCACCAGTGGTGATAAGACGTTGATGACGCGTGCGATTATGTCGAAAACCGATCTGCTCAATCCCAGCGGGATTGATCTGGCGGAATTGGACGAACATCGCATCGACGCAATTTGCATCGGGTACTACCAAGCCGGTATCATCCTCCCCAATCTTCCCATTTGAGGTTGACATGAAACTGGCAGACCTGTTGGGGAGTGTTAGCACCATTCCCCTCTCGCAACTCCCCTGGGCCCCGCCGCTGTTGATCGCACTCAACGATGGCGTACAGGACCACCTGAAAGCATCTTTGGACCACACCGGTTCGGAGGTCATCGCACTGTTGGTGAGCCGTGGTTCTACTGCGGCCTTGCAGCTGTACAACGCCGATTTCGATTTGGCTACCGGAGCCCTGACTCCGCAGGCTGAACCGGCTCCGGCTGTGGTGGTTCCTACTCCCGCCGCTTCGACGGTGGCTGTTCCGGTTGTTGCGGTTCCGCAACCGGAGCCTCGCCAGTGGAATGCGAACAAGGTCATTGCCGCCGCTGGCGCTATCTTCATCCTGTTGATCTCGCTGGCTATGGTCGCGGCGATCTTCACGGGTAAGCAGCCCACGCCGGAGCAGACCCGTGTGATGGAGAAGGCTATCGATGTCTTGGGTGATGTTACCAAGACCATGGCCAACGACGACGCGCGCCGTCAGCCGCAACCGCAGCAGACTCAGCCGGGACCGTTCGATCCGCAGCCCTTCCCTCCGGGCCAGCCGCCGTACACGTTCCCGCAGGACACACCCCCGCAATAGCGGACATAAAGCCCCTCCCATCGCGGGAGGGGCTTTATGCTGTCTGTATGGCCCTATGCGGCCTACGCAGTTGCCGCAGGTGCACTGACCTCACTGAACTCCCACGCAGCGTCTAGACGCCGTTTGAGGTCCACTACGTACGGGCTCTTCCTTTTGCCGAACTTCGTCCACAGGCGCACGGCCACGTACATGGCCTGACGCGGCCACACACCCACACCAGAAACCTTCATCGCGTCCTTGAAGATGCGATCAGCTTCCTTACGGCTGCACGGAACCGGTTCGCCCTTTTCATACAGGACGGCGTATTCGCACAGGTAGTCGTGCAGGGCCGCTGCCTGGGAGTAGGTATCCCACGGCGGGAGCAACCACCACAGCAGGCGCGGAATCGTAGCACCGTCGGTCAAGAAACCTGCCGGCACACGCGCCCAACGTTGATCGGCTTCTTCGCCGATGTAGAACTTGAATGAATCCACCACCCGCCACACGTTCAGGTGCAGTTCCTTGGAGGCTTCGGCGTCGAACTGAATGCTCAGATCGGCATCGAATCGCTTGTACGGAATGGCCTTGGCCAACTCGCTTTTCACCGCAACTACGCTGTTGATGTCTTTCATGATCCTGCTCGAGTCAAAAGAGAAGAATGCCACTGGGCCCGAAGACCCAGTGGCACCGTATTACTTACGCCGCAGTACCAATTGCGATGTAACTGACACCCTGCACACCGATACCGTCCCAGCGGAAACGCAGGCCGAAGGTGTTGACACCGTCGACGGACTGCATCGAACGCGAGGGCGAGCCGTTGGTGATGTCGTGCGCCTGACCAACCGCCGTGGGGCGCTGGGAGAACGCACGCATGAACGGGTAGGTCTGGTTGTTGCTGGTGGTGTTTTCCCAACCGAAGCAGATCAGCATCGGACCGATACGGGCAAAGCCGCGCTGACCACCACGGTAGTTCTCCAGTCCGGTGTTACCCGAACCGATACCCAGCGAGTCCAGATACGCCTTGAGCGCATCAGCCGGAACGTAGCGACCGCCCGTACCATTGCCGATGTCCCACGACGATGCTGCCGGCCAATCGTTCAGGTTACCCAGACCGACGTGCCACTTGTTGGTACCGTGCGGGTTATCACCGCGGTTGGCATGCGCTGCGATGTTCGGATCGGGCTGTGCGGTGGTGTGCATGCGCCCCATGAAGGAGGCATCCACCGTTGCTTCGATCTGACCATTGGCCCAGCGCATCTGGACATCGTTGCCGCCGGTGTTGCGCACCTGCTTGGCATTGATGACCTGATCCAAACCCACCTGCGCCTTGTTGACCTGGTGCGGGTTGTTCCGGTTGTTGACGTGGTCATTGAGCGGTGCCAATGCCTGCGTTGCAATGGCCTGAGCCACGCGCAGCGGAGTCATCATGCGATCGTTCAGCGAGCCAGCTCGCGCCTCAGCTTCAGAAGCCGTTGCGAAGTTGTCCACATTACCGAGGCCGACCTGCGTCTTGGTCGTCTGATGCGGATTGTTGCGATCGTTGATGTGGTTGTTCACCGGCACCATCGCCGCATCGATCACGGTCTTGACCAACAGCGGGGTCATGTACAGCGCATTGGACGAACCATTCAAGGCTTCCGCCGAGGTGGCAATTCCGTAGTTCTGCACACTGCCCAAGCCCACCTGCGCCTTCGTCACACCGTGCGGATTGTCGATCCGTGCGATGTGGGCGTTCAGGGGAACCAGTGCCTGTTGGGCAATGGCCGCCCGGACGTTGGCCGGGGTCACGAACAGGTTGGTCGCCGTACCGGTCACCGCCTGCGCATCCGTGGAGGTTGCGAAGTTGTCGACATTGCCCAGACCCACTTGCGCCTTGGTAGTGGCATGCGGGTTGTTCTTGTCGTCGATGTGCAGTCGCAGGGCGTCGCCTGCAAACTTATCGATGGCTTCCTTGACACGCAGGGGCGTCATGTACAGCGCGTTGGAGGTACCCGCCACGGCGTCCGCATTGGCTGCGATGCCGTAGTTCTGCACGTTACCCAAGCCGACCTGCGCCTTGGTGGTGTTGTGCGGGTTGCTCACGTTGGTGGCGTGTGCGTTGAAGTCGGTACGCAGGTTGGCCACGTCGGTACGGATCAAACCGTCCTGGTAGTCCACGTACTGAATCAGCTCACGATGGGACGCTTCATCACCCATCAAGATGGCCTGACGAATTGCCTCCAGCTCGGCCACGATGTACTCGAAGCCGTAGACGTCACCGATGTCATGCAAGTGCGGGGCCGCCGGATAGCGCTCGGGCTTTCCGATGATCGAGCCCCACTGCACCGAACGGTAATCGATGTTCAGCGCGTCGATCATCTGCTGGATCGCAGTGATGGACGAACTGTAATCGCCACCGACCACCTGGTAGTCGATCACGAAGTCGTTACCGATCGTGTCGTCAGTGATGACGATGACGGTACACACTTCCTGACCGGTCTTGATGGTGGCTTCCGGCAACAGCTGCACGGCCTTGTAGTGCTTTTGCTTTTCCAGCACAGCGCCGGTGGAAGCGCGCTTGACTACCAAGGACTTGGTATAGAACGGACCGTAGTTGGGCACGAATGCTCGATTGCCGACAGCCACCAAGGACTGAGGTTCCCCGACTACTTTATTCGTCGGGGAACGACCGGTCAGATCGAGCGGGTATTTGATGGGATTCATCCCGCGCTCTCCGTGAAGCTATTAGAAGGTGGCGACGTTCTGGTCGGATGCAGTGTCGGCCTCGATGAAGATACGGCGGACCGTACCGTCACGTGCACCGAAGTACAGGCGACCGTTGATCTCACTGGTAATCAACCGCTGCTGGGTACGAGCCTTGGGCAGATTCACGGAGTTGGTCACCCATGCATCGCCATTGAACTCGGACACCACCTGCTCAGTGCCATCGACCAGCTGCATGTAGCGACGGTAAGCGTCGGGGCGGACAGCCGCCTTCACACTCACCGTCTCCGCAGCAATCGGAGCACGATTCTTGTTGATTACCACGCCCCAACCACAGGCGCCGCTGAACAGGTCAGCCAGCACCGGATCACTTGCGACGTCGAAGGAGACCGTCTTGGTGACAGTGGAAGCGTTGACAGTCTGGCGCAGTTCCACGTAGAACTGCGTGCCGGTCTTGGTGACCGACATGACCACCTTCCCACCTACGCCCGCAGCAGCCCACACGTTGGCGGTTGCAGCCGGGTTGTAGGGAGTGCCTGCACGATTGGCATCGAGCACACCATCGCCCCAACGCAGACCATCGCTGGTTGCCTGGATCATGGTGGCCTCTGCCGTCAGCAGGTTGTAGCCCACGGTGAACAGCTTGTAGAAGTTCTTACCAGCAGCACCTTCCTGCACCAGACGACCGTCGCTGCGCAGTGCGTACAGGCCATGACGAACGCCATCGCGCTCGACGTAGGCAATGCACACACCCATCGCACTGGCCGAGCCAGTGGCGGTCAACTCCACTTCGAACTTGTAGTTGGTGTGCGTCTCCGGATTGGGCGAATACATCTCCCACTTCGAATTCAGCTCCAACCCGTCAGCCTTGATGGTGTTAAACTCCGACTTGGTAAAGCGCTTGGCCGTACCGGTCAGGATCTGGTGGAAGTCATGGTAATCTTCCGCGAAATCAGTACGCACCAGACGGGCTGCGGTCACTTCATCAGCGGTAGCCACCACGTTGATCTGCTCCAGCGACATGTTGCCGGTGCCGCCAGCGGCGACGACCTTAGCAACGCTCTTGATGGCGGTCAGGCCGGTCGGAGCAGTCGTGGTGAAATCATTGGTGCCTTCGAAGAAGCCGATAGCTTCACGATTGGCCAGGATCTGAACCTGATTGCGATTGAGCGTATCGTTCATCCACAGCTCGAAGACGTTCTGATCGGTCAAGCGGTAGCTCAACGACCACGCCGGCTTCTTACCAGACAGCAACTCCATGTAGGACTTGTCCGGGCTGTTGATGTTCAAGTACAGCATGACCACCGAGGTTTCGGTTTCCCCATCGGCTTCGCCGCCGGAGATCTGCACCACGTAGGTCTGATCGGTGTCTTCACCGGGCTCGTTGAAGAAGCCCAGGCGGGTGTAGGACACGGCCGACTGGTCACGCACTTCCAAGTAGGTGATCGAACCGGACATGGCTGCCAACAGCTGCTGCGAGGACAGGCCATTCAGCAAGCTGGAGTCAGCTGCCACACCGGTGGTACCCAGCTTACCGCTGAGCAACTGGTCGATCTGCTGCGAGGTGTAGGTACCCACCTGCGCTGCGGTAACCTGGTGCGGATTGTCACGATCGGCGATGTGACCGGTCATGTCGGTGAAGCGGGTATCCACGTAGTCGGCAACGCCCTTCGGCGTAGCGTAGGTGGTTTCCGATTTGGCCGAGTAGTCCGATGCCACAGCAATGCCGAAGTTCTGAACATTGCCCAGACCCACCTGCGTCTTGGTGACGCTATGCGGGTTGTCCGTACGCGCGGCGTGGGTATCCACGTCGCCACCACCGAAGATCTGGATGGCGCGACGCACACCGGCCGGGGTCACCCACGAAGTTTCCGACACGCCTGCCTCGACTTGCGTCATGGTGGCAGTGGTGTAGTTGTCCACGTTGGACAGGCCAACCTGGGCTTTCGTGGTCCCGTGCGGGTTGTTGGTGTTGTTGACGTGATCCAGCATCGGCGCACGCACGCGCACTTCGATCGCTTCGAATACTCGCAGCGGCGTCATGTACGTGGAGTTGTCGGTGCCGGTCTGTGCCTGCGACTGGGTTGCCACACCGTAGTTCTGCACGTTACCCAGACCAACTTGGGCCTTGTTGGTATTGTGCGGATTGTTGGTGTCATTGATGTGCGCGGTGAGCGTATCGCCCAGCAGCACGCCAATGGCTT